CAAGTAATGTATTTTCCTCTTACACCAGAAGAGTGCTTTCTTTCTTCTCAGGAAAATATGTTTGATGTAGATGCTGCTAAGAGACAGCAACAAAAACTATTAACACAAGAAAAAACAGGAACTCCTGTTATTTTATATAATGATGACGGTTGTATAAAGCATGAATTTACAGATAAACTTCCTATCTCTAATTTTCCATTAAAACCAAATGATAATAAAGATGCTCCTGTAATAATATATGAATTTCCAGTAGAATCTCCCTCATACGGATTATATGTAGCAGGGGTAGATCCTTATAGACAAGGAAAATCTGCATATAGTTCTTCTTTAGGAGCAGTTTATATTTATAAAAGAATGCACGCTATTACAGGAGAGAAGTATCAGGATATGATTGTGGCTTCTTATTGTGCTCGTCCAGATAAAAAAGAAACATGGGAAGAACAAGCTAGACTATTAATTAAATATTATAATGCTCGTACATTATGTGAAAATGATGAAATCTCTTTTATAGATTATATGATCTCTAAAGGAGATGCTCACTATTTAGAGAAACAACCACAATGGCTTACAGAAATTGTTCCTAATACTACTGTAAGAAGAGAATATGGAATACATAGATCTGCTGATAAAATTAGATCTTTCTTACATGGATGTATAAAAAAGTATATGGAAGAATCAATAATTAGAGAAACTGATGAAGAAGGAAATGTAATAAAAGAAGTATTTGGAATATCTAAAATATTAGATCCTGTATTATTAGAAGAAATTATACAATATAATGATGATTTAAATACAGATAGATTAATAGCTGCAGAATTAGCAATAGCATTAGCAATGAAAATGGATCCAATATATGGGGTTGCTGGAAAAAAAGAAGATGTGAGAATAACAGCAATGTTTTCAAAAAAGAGTAAAAATACACTATTCTCTGAATCAAGAGGATTATTTAATAATAAAAAACGTAAACTTTTTACATAATGTCAATTATCAGGTATACTAAAGATGCTACAATAAGATATGCTTATTTAAATATATTTCCAGATCAATTCAAAACTGATAAAGAAAAACAAGATGAAAGTTGGATAAAGAATACAATGGATTATTTTGCAAATAAAGCTTATGCTGAATATGTAAAAAATAGAGATACCTTTGTGAAGAATTATGACTTGGTTAAAGGAATTCTTCGTATGGAGGATTTCTATCAGGAACCTCAAGTAAAAAGTTTTACTGATATGCTCACTGCAGATTTACATCTTCCTTCTTATGTAAAACATTATTCTATCATCACTACACCGATAAATGAACTTCTTGGAGAAATTTCTAAAAGACCTGATGCTTTTAGAGTAAAGGCATTTGATGAAGATAGTAAATCTGAAGAATTACAATTTAAAACAGATATACTTCAAAAATATGTATTAGATAAAGCTAAAGAACATATTATTGAAAAATCTGCAATGGATGGACAAAACCCTCAAGATATTTCATCAGAACAACTCGATCAATTAAGTATGCAAGATGTTCAAGATGAAATAGATGATTATACATCAATAGCGGAGAAATGGGCAAATCATATACTCATTTGCCAAAAAGCAGAATTTAATTTAAAAGAAAAAAGTGAAGATGCATTTAGAGATATGTTAATTTCAGCTAGAGAGTTTTATCATATATATGAAGACAATTCAAAGGTGGGATTCAATATAGAAGTAGCTAATCCAAAAAATACCTGGTTTCTAACTACACCAGATAGAAAATATATATCTGATCCTACAGGAAGAGCGCAAGGTTCATATGCTGCAGGAACAGTGCAAGTAATGGAACTTTCTGAAATTATAGAAAGTGTACCTGATTTAACAAAAGATGAAATTGATCATTTAAGATCTTCATTGCAAGATTATGGATTAATTAATGTTAGAGAATCTAATTTAGGAAATCCTAATGTTTCTCCTGGAATTGATTCTGTTACCTATGATACATACGATCCTCTTGTATTGCAAACAAGAATGATTATTGAATCTGAAATGAAAGAAAATGATGACGGACTTAAAGATTTTTTAGGACTAACATCTAATGTTTCTTCTTTTGGTTATAAATATGTAGTAGTTAGAGCTTATTGGATCAGTAAGAAAAAAATAGGAAAAGTTATATACATAGATGAATTAGGTAATGAGCAATCTTTATTAGTAGATGAGAATTATAAAAGTGGTACTATACCTACACAACAATCTTTAGATTGGGGATGGGTAAATCAGTGGTATCAAGGTATCAAAATAGGACCTGATATATATCATATAAAACCTTATAAATTATTAACCTATTGTCCAATCATAGGATTAACGCACGAAGTAAAAAATACAGAAGCTAAATCTCTTGTAGATTTAATGAAACCTTTTCAAGTATTGTATAATGTATGCATGAATCAATTATATAAACTTCTTGAAAAAGAAGTTGGTAAGGTCTATTTAACATCCATTAGGCACATTCCTGTTCCTAAGGATGGAGATGCTCAAGATGCTTTAGATATATGGGAAATGGAAGCTCGAAATAGAGGAATAGTATTTATTGACGATAGTCCTGAAAATTTAAAATCACCAAGTTCTTTTAATCAATTTAGAGACATAGATCTTACTAGAACTCAAGAAATACAATCTAGATATACATTAGCTCAACAATTAAAAAATGAATGTTGGGAATTAATAGGAATGAGTAAACAAAGATTAGGATCGGTTGCTGCTACAGAAACAGCAACAGGTACTAATACAGCTATTCAACAATCTTATTCTCAAACAGAACCTCTATTCGTAGCTCATGAATATATAACAGGACAATTATATCAGGCAATTATTGATGCAGCATTATATATAGAATCTAAGAAGCCTCAATCTACTCTTTCTTATATTACTAGTACAGGAGAAAGTGCGTTTGTGCAAGTAAATGGTACAGATCTTAAATTTAGAGATTTAAAAGTGTTTCTTACTAATAGACCTGAAGATACTAAGATGTTTAATGAAATACGTTCCCTATCTCAAGCTGTTATTCAAAATGGAGGATCTTTATATGATATTATAGAATTATATAGTACTGATTCTGTACGTCAAATGAAAAAAGTATTTAAAAAATTAAAAGAAAGACAAGAGCAGATACAGAATCAACAAATACAAATGGAACAGCAACAACAAGAAGCACAACAAAAACAAAATCAAGTAGAACAACAGCAAGCACAAATTCAACACGAACAACAACTTGCACACGATGATTATCAAAGAGAACTAGATAGAATTTCTAAAGAAAAAATTGCTATTATTTCTGCAACAGGATATGGCAAAGTTCCTTCAGAGGATAGTAATGCTAATTCTATACCAGATGTATTAGAAATAAATAAACTTTCGCATGAACAAGAAAAAGCAGCAAAAGATTATCAATTAAAACTTATTGAAATTAATTCTAAGAATAAACAAGCTTCTGATAAAATGACTTTAGAAAAAGAGAAATTACAAGTAGCAAGAGAAAATCAAGCTAATGATTTAGCTGTAGCAAAAGAGAATGCGAAAGGGCGTAAGTCAAATAAAAAATAATAAATGAAAGTTTGTACAAAATGTAATGTAGAAAAAGATATATCTGAATTTAATAAGTCAGTAAGAGGTAAGTTTCAAAAAAGAGCAGATTGTAAAATCTGTCAATCTAAAATGGCTAGAGCAAGAAATAAAATTACATATAATTCACAAGTTAAATGGAAATGGAATATGAAAAGTACTTTTAATTTAACTGTAGAAGATTATAATATTTTATTTGATAAACAACAAGGAAATTGTGCAATATGTAAAAAACATTAAACAGAATTTAAAAAACGACTTGCTATAGATCATTGTCATAAAACAAATAAAATTAGAGGATTACTTTGTAGTAGTTGTAATACTGCAATAGGTCTTCTTAAAGATGATGTTGAATCACTTTCTTCTGCAATAGACTATTTAAAAGGAAGAATTAAAAAATCCAAATAATGTTTGATAAATTAGTAGAAATAATAATACAATGGATAGATCAACTTCTTCCAATAGTAATTATTCCTTCCTATGAAGAAGGAGTTCATTTAAGTTTTGGAAAATTTAAAAAAGTATTATATCCAGGATTGCATTTTAAAATACCTTTTGTTGATGAGATAATAAGACAACATGTAGTAGTTACTACTCTTAGTTTACCTGCACAATCTATATATACATTAGATAAACAAAACTTTGTAGTAAAAGGAGTAATTAAATATAAAATTGCAGATGTTAAAATATTCCTTCTTGAAGTATATGATGCTAAAGATGCTATATCCGACATGACACTAGGAATAATAAAAACAGTACTAACAGCTCTTCCTGCAGACAAATGTATAGATCCAGAAATAGATAACACATTAACAAAGAAAACAAGAGTGGAAGCTAAAAAATGGGGAGTTGAAATTCAACAAGTTACACTAACTGACATAGCTCCTATAAGAAGTTATAGATTTATAAATGACAATTTTTCAAATAAATTAGATTAACTAAAATAATAATGCTATATTATCCAAAAAATTGATTTATATAACACACTAAGTCTTTGTTAGTAATATAGTATAATATATCTTTATATCAATAAACCAATTTAAATAAAACTACATATGGCTGAAAATTTAGAAAATCAGTTTAGTAATTTCTCTATAGAGAATACAATGGAAATGGGAATGGGAAATTCAGAACTTCTACAAGATTTACTAGCTCCTGAAACAGCATCATCAAATCCTGATGATATTAAAAAAATCAATGACGAATCTCAAGAAATAAAAACTGATACAAAAAAACCAGTTGATGATAAATCTACTCAGGATAAATCTACTCAGGATAAATCTAAAGAGGAATCATCTAAATCTATTGAACAATTCTTATTAGCTTCTGATGAAGATGCTGAAGAAACAAAACAATCTTCTTCTGCTGATCCCACTAATGATGATAAAGAAAAAGAAAAAAAAGCAGATGATGATGTTGAGGTTACTCAATTTGGAGCATTAGCGAATGATCTTTTTAAATTGGGTGTATTTTCTAAAGATGAGGATGAAGAATCTATTAATATTACTTCTGCTGAAGAATTTCTCGAAAGATTTCAAGCAGAAAAAAAGAAAGGAGCAATTGAGGTTGTTAATAATTTTATAGGACAATTCGGTGAAGATTATCAACAAGCATTTGATGCCATATTTGTAAAGGGAGTTAATCCTAAAGAATATTTTAATACATATAATCAAATTACAAATTTTTCAGAATTAGATCTTTCTCAAGAAATAAATCAAGTAGCAGTATTAAAACAAGCTCTTTCCGATCAAGGATTTGAATCTGAAGATGTTGTTACAGAAATTGAGAGATTAAAAAATTATGGTGATTTAGAATCAGTTGCTGCAAAACATCATAAAGTATTAATAAAAAAAGAAGCATCTAAACTTCAACAAATGGAAGTTCAAGCTGAAAAAGAACTACAACAAAAACAAGCCATCAAACATCAATATGTAAACAATGTTCAAAATGTTCTTCAAGAGAAATTAAAAACAAAAGAATTTGATGGTATTCCTATTAATCCTAAATTAGCAGCAGAAATACAAGATTTTTTACTAGTAGATAAATATAAAACAAATTCTGGAGAAACGCTTACAGATTTTGATAAAACTATCTTAGAACTAAAAAGACCTGAAAATCATGAAATGAAAGTAAAGGTTGGTCTTATTTTAAAAATTTTAGAAAAAGATCCTACATTATCCACTATTCAAAAATCAGGCATAAGTAAAAAATCTAATGAATTATTTGGAGAAGTTGCAAGACAAGTTAGTAAAAGTAGTATAAAATCTTCTTTAAACAATAATGTGAAACCTAATACATGGTTTATATAAACAATTAAACAACAATTTAAATTAATAACAAAATGTCAATTCAAACAATTCCAGGTTTAACTGGGTTTACGTACGCAAGGGTAGCCTCTATGGATAAACGAGCTGTTGGAAAACTAACAGACTCAAATCACTTAGAATCTTTTCACTCTACAGAACCTGCAGATTATGATAAAAAAATCATCAGCTTATACACACAGAGTTCGTTGTATAGCAATGATTTCTTAGATATGATTAATAAAAGTACACCTTATTATATTGATAATAATAGTGATGCATGGAAATGGCAAATTGCTGTTCCTTATAAATTTCCTAAAATTATTGCTATTCCAGACAGTACACAATCATTAATGGATAGTGGTAAAACAGGAATCGATGGTCAAGAGTTTGCTTTAGTATTAGATACAAATGAATTTTCTAAAAATGCTATTATATCTGTAGGCTCTCGTCAATATGGTCCACGCTTCTATGTAATTAAAGATCCTGTTCCTTGGAATATGGGATATTTATATTCATTTACTTTAGTAACAGATAATCCCACTGTTGATTTTGTAAATCCAACATTTTTACAATATGGTATTGAACTTGAATTAGTAGATGCTGCTATTGGAGAGTTTGATCAAGATCTTTTAGGATTACCTAGGTTAGGTGAACAAATTACTATGTTTGAATCTCTAGGTTCTGCTTATGGGTATGAACATAAAATCACTGAATGGGCTGATGATAAAATGATGAGAGATGCATCTGGGCAACCATTAGATATTTTAGTATACGCTCCTCAACGTAGAAATCAACTTCCTCTTACAAGGAATGATGTTAAATGGGAACCCTTTATTGAGTTTTGGATGCGTAAATCTATGCTTGAATTAAAAGTTAAGCGTATGATCTGGAGTAAACCAGGTACTGTTAAAACTAATGGTTCTAAACAAGAATTAAAACGTACTTCTGCTGGTGTATATCATAGGATGCGTAATAATGGTAATTTAGTACAATATAATCGTGGAGAATTTTCTGCCAATTTAATTCGTTCAGTATTCGGAGATTTATTCTATCGTAGAGTAGATGTTAAAGATCGTAAAGTTAAAATGTATACAAATGAAGCAGGGTTTGATGTATTTCAACAAGCTTTGAAAAATGATGCTTTGAATAGCGGACTTACATTTATGGCTGATTCAGGTAATCGATATTTGCAAGGTGAAGGACAACAAATTACTTATAACTTTGCTTTTGATTCAATGGTTACACGTGAAACAGGACGTGTTGAACTTATTCACTTAAAAGAACTAGATTTACCACAAACAAATTTAGAATTTGGACAAAATAAAAAATCAACTCCTGTATTTATGGTGTTTGATGTTAGTCCTATGAGCGATGGTTCAATGGTAAATAATATTCGTGAAGTTAGAATGAAAGGTGCTCCTTCCATGACTTGGGGATACATCGATGGTACTCGTCATCACTTAGGATTTGCTAAATCTCAAGGAATGAGTTCTGCTAATAAATTTCCAGGATATGAAATTTGGATGAAAGATAGATGCGATATATTTATCGAAGACTTATCACGCACAGTGTTAATAGAAGAGATTCCGCAGTTCTAGAAAACAGTAGAGATGATGCCTCTGATATAAGCACACTTTCATCTCTTATTTTAATTATATTAGTAAAGCCTCTCCCTTAAATATGGGTGACGTAACTAATCCTACCGAGGGGAGTTTCTAAACTCCTTCCTTATGAAATTCCCCTCGATTTTTAAGAGTACCCACTTAAGTGTTACAGCTTCGCAAGCAAGTACTCTACAAATTAAACCAATAAATAAAACAACTAAATATGGGCAAGATCGGAAAAATCTCCACTATTAAAAAGGAGTATAATAATTCACAATTGCAAACAATGCAAGGTGGACTAGCTGCTAAAGGAATGACAAGAATCCCTGGAACAGGAGTATTTAAATATCCTTATAAAGAATTAGACGGGCAGTATAGGACAGGATTAGATATAAATTCTTCTTATATTAAAAGAATTCAGGATCCTTTAGAAAAAGAAATGGAGATTGAAAGAGTTAAAACATTAAGAAAAAAACTTGAAAATGCTCTTGGAGATATAGATCTAGGTCCTCGTTCATCATTTTGGAATTATGGGTTATCTACTTCTACAGAAGATACATTACATGTACAACCTGTTAAATTGATAGATGGAGATAATTTTTTTGATTTAAGTATTCCTTTTCAAGAATTAGCATTTTCGTGGTTAAGAGTTCATCCTACTATTGCAAGTTCTTATCAATCTTGGGAAAGAGGAGAATATCCTGCAGAAACACAATTCTACGTAGCTGATGATGATATTGAAAATGCAATTTTATTCAAAAAGAAACAACTTATTAATAAAGCTATTGTTAAGTTTGATTCTATGACTCCTGAGAAAAAACGAAAAGTTGCTAGATTATTAGGACTTCCCGTTACAGAAGATACTAAAGAAGAATCTGTATATAATCAAGTAGATAATGTATTAAAACAAACAGAATTTAAAAATGGTAAATATCAAGGATTAAATCCTGTTGAAGTATTTAATAGGTTTGCTGACATGAAAGAAAACTTACTCCATATAAAAGATTTAATTAAACAAGCAGTTACTCACTCTGTATATAGAATTAAAGGAAATGGTAAGATTTATGAAGGAGAACTTGAAATAGCAAAAGATGAAGATGAATTGGTAAAACATCTTGCTGATGATGATTTTCAAGATGAATTGATAACTCTCGAACAAAAATTAAAAACTAAGAAATTAGCTAATTCATGATACCTGTAGATAGTTTATTATATAAAATAGATCAAAAACTAAATAAACTTTCTACTAATGAACATCAACAAATACCATTAGAAGATAAAATATTAGCATTAAATGAAGCTCAAATAAAGTTAATAAAACAGAAATTAGATGGACAATCTACTACTTCTGGACTTGGAATGGATGCTTTTAAAAAGAGATATGAAGATTTACAAAAATTAGTAGAATCTTACGAAGATCATCCCTTAGAGTTAGAATTAAAAAATAAAGAAATAAATAAATGGGCAGCATCTTTAAATAATATTAAACCTGCTTATATGTTTTATGTTGATAGTTATGTATTAGCCGATAAGGGAAGATGTAAAAATAGAAAACTTTGGATAAATAGAGATTTAGCAAAACATGGTGATTTACAATTTCTATTTAATAATGTTCATTATAAACCATCTTTTGAGTATCAAGAAACATTCAATTTTATTTCTTCAGATGAAATAGCAGTATTTACAGATGGAACCTTTATTCCAAAAACTTTATATCTTTCTTATATAAGATATCCTAAATATATAGATAAAGAAGGATATATAAAATTAAATGGAGATGATTCCGTAGATCAAGATTGTGAATTAAAAAACTATTTAGAAGATGAATTAGTGGATCTCACTGTTCAAAATTTAGCAATGTATACAGAAAATCAATCTGCTGTACAAAATTCACAAATAAGAATACAAACAAACGAATAATTTTTCACAATTTAAATAAAATAAAATGTCAGATTTTTCATTAACTACCCTCTTTGTAGTACCAGTAGGACAATCCACGTTTCCTAGCTCTGGATCTACACAGAATTTAACAGCAGGACAAGTTGGTTTATTTACCAATGCTTATGCTGCTACTCACACTCCTGGATCAGGTTCATATTTTTATGTTGCTCAAGGAAGAACTAATACTTATTTGCAAGGATCTAAACGATCAGATAAAATTGCAGGTAAAAACAATAGTTCGCCTACAAATGTAACTGAATGGTATAAAGTAACAGGATGTCCTACTTCCGCTACTCAAGTAACCGATGTTGATGGATGGACTGTAAAATGTGGAGATGTTGTAACATTAACACTACGAGCACATTCTTCTTACATTGATACATTATATTTTAATGGATTTACACGTTCAGTTACTGTACAAGCTCCTTGTTGTGATTGTGGTGGAAATCCTTGCGATACAGTAGATGTTCCTGCTTTAATTGATGCATTTATCTTAAAGCTTGAGCAACATGCTCCAGGAAATAACCCAGATAATATTAGTTTTAAAACATTTTATCAATTTCAAAGAATTGGAAATGATGCTAATGCTATTTTACGTATCTCAGGTAAACCATTAACTAAATACGGTCAACCTTGTGATGTTGCTGCTTTTCCTTATGAATATGACAGAATGTATTTCCGTACCTTTGTTTATTCTGGTCCAGCAACTACCGCAGATTTTATTGTTGCAGATAGTTGTAATATAGTTGCTACAGCAACAGTTACGCAACGTGCTTCTTATCCTGATGGAACTTCTGATGAAATTAAACAACTTGAAAAGAATTTCTACAGTTATCAAGCTGGATATTTGAAACATTTATATAGAATGGTTGGATATAATGAAAATTTTGAAAGTTGGGTAAGTGATGGCACAACTTACAATACTTTTTATATCAAATTTAATGAACTTGATAAATCAGCATATCAATGGGGCGATTATATTCATGAGGATTCTACAGTAATTATTGCTGTTCCTCAAGCTGCTTCTGCTACTTTACAAGGGTATTTAGAAAATGCATTAGGTTCTGTTAGTAATGATAATACATGTATTACTACTACAAGTACAACAACTACTGTATGGGCAACTACTTCAACAACAACAACTTTGATTCCTTAGTCGAAATAATTAAAGAAATCATATAACCTATGCCAGAGGGTGAGAGAGGATAATCTCAAAGTCCTCTGGCATATTTATTTTAAATGATATGCCAAGTTTAAAGTTAAATATTTTAGTAATTCCTACGTATAACGCATTGACATTAGCTATTACAGATATATCAACATATCCTATAGCTCCTCCAATAAACAATCCTACAATAGAAATTACTGTTCCAGGATTTGATACAGTAGTTCTTCCTTTTATTCCAAATACACTAAATGTTTTTAATTCTACAACATTAGGAATAACTTCATCTGACGATGAATTGCTTCCGCTTCCTGATGGAATATATTATTTAAAATATTCAACAACTCCTTCTTATGATAATTTTGTAGATAAATCTATTATACGAATAGAACAATTACAAGAAAGGTTTGATAGTGCTTTTATGACATTAGATATGATGGAATGCGATAGAGCTATTAAAACTCAACAAAAAGTTGATTTAACAAGTATAAACTTTTTTATACAAGGAGCTATCGCTGCTGCAAATAATTGTGCAATAGATAGATCTAATAAATTATATATACAAGCTAGTAAAATGTTAAACAATTTTATTAAAAATGGATGTAAATGTTATGGCAATAATTACTTAACTAATTTTCAATAATATGTCAAAGTGTGCTAAATGCGGAACAGTTGTAGGATGTGGGTGTCAATTAATTAATGGACTATGTTCCTATTGTAATTCGCAAATTAAAAAATTTAAAAATGCTATTACCCAGACTTTCAGGATGTTTAAAATGCGCTAGTATTGCAGAAATAATTAAAGATATTGATTGCAAACTTGATGAATTATCTATATCTTTATATAATAATATTATATTTGATTTAAATAATAACATTTCATCGTCTTTGATTACTGATTTAATTAATTATAAAAAAATACTAATGTATAAACTTTCTAATGATCAATATCTTTGTAAATTTAGTATAAATCAAATATCTAGCAGAGTAAAGATATTAACATCTCCTTTAAAAAATTGTTGTTCTAAAAAAGATTAATACTAGATATAAATATTTAAATATAAACTAATCATGACTTCTTGTTCAAATTGTTATAATAATTGTACTGAAATAGTATCAGATAGATGTATTAAATATACAGGAATAGATATTCCTATTTTAGGTATAAAAAATGGAGATTCTCTTTCTTATGTAGAACAATCATTGATAGAATTTTTAACATCTACATTAGATGGTACAGGAATTATACCTATCATTGATTCCTCTATAATTTGCAATCTTGTAAAAAATTATTTACCTACTTGTAGAGATGTAAATGTTACAGATATCCTTACAGCTTTAATAAAAGCTACATGTAATCTTCAAACTCAAGTTGATAATATTGTTGCAGATATTGCTACTATTAAAGCTCCGTATTCAGTGGGATGTCTTACTGGAGTTATAAGTACTTCAGGAACACATAGTATTCTTCAAGCAGTTATTACAAAACTTTGTATAATAGAAAGTAATGTTACAGCATTAGCACTTAATGTTGCTACAAATTATGTACGAATATCAGATATCAATACTTACATTGCTGCATATTTAGCATCATTAAATCCAGGAGGAACAATTCTCTATAAAGAGAAAATGGTTCCTTATACAGTTATAGAATACTATGGATCTCTTTCTAATTTTGATACAACAGGGGCAGGAATAGGAAATTGGGATAGAATATTTTTATGCAATGGATTAAATGGAACTCCTGATAAAAGAGGTAGAGTAGGAGTAGGAGCTATACAAAGTGTTCCTGGAGGTACTTTAGATCCTGCAGTAAACCCACTGACTCCTGTTACAGGTATATTTAATCCTAATTATGATTTATATGATAAGGCAGGATTAAATTGTAATACTTTAACTACTCAAGAAATACCAGCACATACTCATACACCATCAGTTGATGTTACAGATCCTCAACATGATCATGGAATTCCTCAAGACTTTTTGGTTTATGGAAGTGCAGAAGGAGGTATTCAAGGAAGTCCTGATTGGAAATATGAAATTAATAAAAAAACAGATAAGGCTTCAACAGGTATAACTGTTAGTGTAACTAATGCTAGTACAGGAGGAGGTTTACCTCATGATAATAAACAACCTGTAATTGCTTGTTATTATATAATGTATATTCCTTAATTAAAAAATAATAATAATATGGCTAATGACTGTGGATGTACTGAACATACAGTAGGATGTAATTCTTGTTCTTCTCAAAGTTGTGAACAGGTATTGTATTCTGGTCCAGCTTTATCTTGTTCAGGTATAAATAATCATGATAATTTATGCATAGCTTTACAAAAAATAGATAATACTCTTTGTAATCCCTCATCATTGAGTGTAACTGCAAGTAATGGACTGTATAAAGATGTTCTTCTTAATGATATAAGATTGGGCGGTCCTCTTATAGAAGCTACTGTTATAACAACAAGTATTTCTCATACTCTATCTTTATTAAATCTTATTATAGATAATACTCCTGAATATATAATTTCTCAAAATAATATAGGTGTACTTAAACATATTCCAACTACCACTTTAACTAATATAATTTTATCACAAATTACTGCAAATAATGGTATTAATTATGATCCTTATAACATTCAATTAGGTGGTATTTTAATAACTCCTACTGTAATTACTGTAGATTCAGTAAATACTCTTTCAATTCCAGGATTAGTTACTAATACAGAACCTGAATATATAGTTACAATAGATGGAACAACAGGAACATTAATTAAAACATTAGTTTCTACCATTCTTTCACAAATAACTGCAGATAATGGATTAACAAAAACAGGAAATAATACACAGTTTGGAGGTATTTTATTACACGATACAGAAGTGGACCAAGATGGATACAAAATGTCATGGATTAATGGTAATATAGGCATAGGTATTACTGCTGAACCTTATAATATATATAATAATCTTGGTAATAATAATACACGATTAAAATTATTAAAAACAACAGGATTTGAAAATTGTGCTGCTAATTCTACAAGTTATGCTAAATTAGAACTATATTCAACAACTTCAGATGATAAGAATAGCGAAAGGTATTCTGCTACAGATTCAACATTGTATTGGTTAACAACAGAAGATATAAGTATTAATCCTACACATACTTATGCATCAACTTCTTCTTATACAATATTTGAATCAAAAGGAAAGACTGAAGGAATAGGAAGTACTACAGAAAATCCAACAGGAGTATTATCTGCATCAACTGCTCAAGGAACATTTGCTAATTGGGATATAGAAGGAGGACAGGGAGGAGATGTCGATGTTTTTATAACATATAGAGCAAAAAGTCCTACTCATTAC